GGTGGTTGACCCGAAACCCGAGGGCTTCTAGGCCAGCAACGATCGCGGGTGCCTCGTCAGCGGGGACAACCAAATCATCCCCGTAGACGTAGACGTCCTTCGCCACCCTGGCGATAGACGTCCAATGCACCTGCCAGCTGCGCAGTTCCAGGCGGATGGCGATTATCGAAAGAAAAAAGATATACGCCTCCACCGGGAACGTGAGCGCACTACCCATCGACGCAAACTTCCGCAGGGTCACGGTTCCGAGACCAAACGGAAGTTCAGCACGTTCACTCCTGCAGGCCTCGAAAAGCCGCAAGGTATCCGGACAGGCTTGCAAGGCCCACCGGACGTGCTGAAGGCCAACCCGATCGCTTGCATCCGACAGGTCCAGAGTGGCCATACGGCCATCCTGTGACGCTGTAAGGGCAAGGTTCTGATTGATGCTCTGGTCACGGAAATTTACATGCCCCCTTGTAAGGGGACTCCGCTCCAGAACACCCTTGAACCACCGCGAGGCGCCTTGCTGCGCAAACTGCATGGCAGCAGGCTCCACCGCGATAACTCTCGGTTTAGCCAACGTCTTGGGGACCAGAGCGACCTTCACAGGCGGCTCATCCCCGGGTAGACGAGGAGGAGGAACCCAGTCTTCATCGGCGAACTCCACTCCGAAGAGCGGGAGTTCGTGCCCGAGATAGGCCATGCGGGCCGTTAGGCCAGCATCAGCCAGTCTGGTAGGCCAGTACGGTAGCCGAGCCCAACGCTGATTAGGCGTCAGGTGCTCCCGCACAACCCCAGGACCGTGCGTCGGACGGACCGCACTAGCGGCCTCATCAAGCTCCAAATGGCGCGACACTGCGTCGGCCACGAGCCCAAACGTCCGAAACAGTCCCACATCCCCTTCTTCAGGGAATGCGTCCTCGACCTCGAGATCGCATTGAACAAACCCCTTGACCGCCGCCAACTCCCGCACTCTCGTGCAGGGGAGATTGACGCTCTTGGCGAAACGGCATAGCTGCCGCACCGCTGAGATGCAGCCGATCGCGGGGTCATCCAGCAGCTGACCAGACTCATCGAACACATGGCGGAGGAACCCACCGAAGAGGTGGGGGATTCCTGAGCGGCGAAGGCCGAAGCCCAAGCCAGCCCAAGGCGCCACAGACCCGGTCTCCAGCGCTCTCTCGAGCGCCTGAGCAAAGGTCGGAAGGGTAATTGTAAGAAAAGAAATCCCTTCCTGTTCGATGCGCGAAAGCAGCGACTTCTCGTCGCGGCCCACGCCGTCGGCACCCTGCTGCTCCCCCAAGTCTTTCAGGAGAGCCACGAACAGACCCACCAGGCTTTTCACGGTCCCCCCACGGATGGAGGTTTTCCGATCTGGTGCCCAGGGACCCATTCCGATCCGGACTAGATCTCGCCCGCGGCCACCTTACCCAGGTTGGTCGCGGTGGCCAGTGACGCAATCGTCACCCCGCGAGCAGCGGCTTCCGCCGCTGTCACGATCGCGGGCCACGCCATCGTAAGCGTGGCCGTCACTGCAACACGCTTGGACTGACCTGTCACAAGCGGGTCCGTAACGAGGTACTCGCGAACGTAGCGCATGATCCCACGACGAGTGGAATCAGGCGCCGCTCCGCCGCTCTTGCGGCGGTTCCCACGCCCCTGACCGAAGTCATGGGCAATGGTGAGGGTGTGGAACACGCCTCCCACCTCGAGACGATACTCGCCCTCGGTGGCAGTGGTTCCTGTTCTGGCAAGGGACCGGTTGGTCCCTTCGTCCGAGATCACGATCGGGTCCGCGAACATAGGGTCTCCACCTATCGGTTAAAGCCCTGGCTCAACCCCAAGGCTGCAAGAATGGCCCACTGCCGTTTGGAGAACGGCTGTGTCACGGGTTGGAAAACCCATGGTTGAGCCCCCGGAAAGAAAGGATTGAAACCGGCCCTGGACTTCGACTCGAACTCGTAGCTCGATTCGAACCGGTGAATCACCGCCGGCCAGCTATTGTAGCTGGGCACGTCTGGGTCTGCCTTTTCAAGCACGACGTCGACGCTTGCTGTGATCTTCTCGGTACGGTGTCGCATGATGTACCCGTACTCGAGGACCAGGTTGTCAACTGCACCGGTGCTAACATTGGAGATCACATCCCCAAAGTTAGTGAACCAGTCGCTGAGCCAGCTGAGAGGGAGGAGTTCCCACATGACGGAAGGTGTGGGCAAGACCCC